GATTGCAAATCCGTTCGTAACACAATCTAACGGCACAACAGACGGCGATACATTCACCGCTAACCGTAATCACTACTATCGTCGCATGAAGGTCACGAACCTTCTATAATCGAAGTAGCAGATGAAACAGGAAAGGGAGAGGCTGAAAAGTCTCTCCCAATCCTTTTGCTATATACTATATGTCTTTCTCAGGAGAGCTATAGTACATAGATAAATACTATAGAAGTATTCATTCAATGCCGACATAGTGAGTTTAACACTTTGTCAAGTGCTTGTCAATAGAGAAAGGTGAAACATGTCAACAACTATCACAGAAGCACAGTGGGAAAATCGTCAACCCGAAAAACTAGATTTTTTGCGTCCTAATGGATTTAGATTCATGATTCAGAGTCTACCTAAGGTTACCTACTTTTGTCAGGCTGCAAACATTCCGTCCATCAATTTGGGATTTGCTATACAACATACACCACTCATTAACATCCCAAAGCCAGGTGAAAAAATTGATTTTGGTGAATTGACCATTCGCTTCATGATTCAGGAAGACATGGCAAATTACACAGAATTGTACAACTGGATGATTTCATTAGGGTTCCCAGAAAATCACAGACAATTTCAAGAGAGATTTTCCGGGCAGGCATTCCGAACACCTGAAATAAACAATCTAGATGTAGGTACAATACGCAGAACTGATTTACCAGAATACAGTGATGCCACATTAATGGTGTTAAATTCGAATGATCTACCCATTGTCCGGTTAAATTTCTTGGATTGTTTTCCTATCTCGTTACAGGGATTGGATTTTGATGTGTCAACTGGAAATACACAATATTTTGTGGGCAACGCTGTCTTTAAATATCGAATGTTCACAGTAGAGTCATTATTGGCTACTTGACAAATGTAACTACAACGTGTATATTTTATGATGTGTCAACAAGTGAGGAAATATGAAGTTACAAGAGATACAATCCATGTGGACAGACGATTGTAAAATTGACCAAACTAATTTAGGACGAAGTGCTGCTCGGGTTCCTGAACTTCACGCAAAATATCTTAACATGATGTCATCTGTCCGCCTTCAGTACCGTAAGGCCGAGACGGAATATCTTCGTATCCGAAAGCTCAAAGGAAGATATTATCGGGGAGAATTGTCAAAAGAAGAACTTGTAGAATTGCAATGGGATCAATATCTGAACTCACGCCCATTGAAAAATGAAATGGATGATGTGATGAATACCGATGAGGATATTATTCGTTTGGTCGATAAATTGGAGTACTTAAAAACTATCATGTACCAACTAGAACAAATTATCAAAAGTATTAATAGTAGAACTTGGGACATTAAATCTGCCATTGAATGGTATAAGTTTACTAACGGTGGAATATGAGTGATGTTACCATTAGTAAAAAAGATGAGGTGTATCTACACATAGATGCAGATGCATCCATTTTGTTGGAAATGAATGATTTCTTTACATTTGCAGTACCCGGCGCACAATTTACTCCGGCATATCGAGCAAAACTTTGGGATGGGAAAATTCGTTTATTAAGTCTGTTTACAAAGGAGTTGTATGTAGGGCTTGCCACATATGTGAAAGAATTTTGTAAATCAAACAACTACACTTGTTCAGATAATCTTCCTTCATATGCCGATGATGTTGAACAGGCAAGACAATTCATTTCCACGTTGAATTTTCATTCTAATAGTAAGCCCGTTGACATTCGTGATTATCAAGAGGAAGCTGTATTAGAATCCATTCGTCGTGGACGAACACTTCTTCTTTCTCCTACTGCGTCAGGCAAGAGTTTAATCATTTATTCTTTAGTTCGTTGGCATCAGACCCAAGGGCGCCGACAACTTATCATTGTTCCCACAACTTCTTTAGTAGAACAATTGTATGGTGACTTTGCTGATTATGCTACAGCATCAGATTGGAAAGTATCTGAGAACTGTGCCCGCATTTATTCGGGTAAAGAAAAAATTACAAATGTTCCTATTGTAATTTCAACGTGGCAAAGCATCTACAAGATGCCCAAGAGTTATTTTGAAAATTTTGATGTGGTGTATGGTGATGAATGTCATTTGTTTAAAGCAAAATCATTGTCATCAATTTTACACAAATGTACGAAGGCGCCCTTCAAGATTGGTACAACGGGTACATTAGACGGAACAAAAACACACCGTCTAGTATTAGAAGGATTATTTGGTAATGTCCATAAGGTCACAACTACGAAAAAATTGATGGACACACAACAATTAGCTGAACTAAAAATTCGTTGTTTACAGTTAGATTACAGTGATGAAGAAAAACAACTGTGTAAAAACTTTACATATCAACAAGAAATTGATTGGTTGGTAACTCATCCTAAACGAAATAAGTTTATACAAAATTTAGTGCTTGACCAAAAAGGCAATACATTGGTGTTGTTTCAATATGTTGAAAAACATGGTGAAGTGTTGTTTAATATGGTGTCTGAAAAAATTGAAAAGGGCAGAGAGTTATTCTTTGTACACGGGGGCGTTGAAGCTAAGGATAGAGAGTCGGTACGTGCCATTACGGAGCAATCGGAGAATGCCATTATTCTTGCTTCGTACGGAACGTTTTCAACTGGGATAAATATTAGAAATCTTCATAACATCATATTCGCCTCCCCTTCAAAATCTCGTATTAGAAATCTTCAAAGTATTGGTCGTGGTCTTCGTTTAGGTGAACAAAAGACAAGTTGTAAATTATATGACATAGGCGACAATCTTTCATGGAAAACCCATAAAAATTATACCCTACTTCATCTCATTGAACGGGTAAAAATATATAATGAAGAAGGATTTTCTTATAAATTATTAACCGTACCTTTAACGGTGGGAGAGTAAATGTATAAGCACAACCAGTACAACGAGGACACCTTCTACAAGATTGTAAAATTGAAAACAGGAGAAACTATATTATGTACAATGAATAATGATATTCGCTCTTTGGCATCTGAAACACATTTGCAGTTAACGACTCCTGTACAAGTTATTCCTCATCAAGAAAGTCGTCGCAATGGACAAGTAATAGGTGAAAGTTTTGTTCTTCGTCCTTGGATAGGATTAAGCGATAGTGATGAATTTACAATTAGTGCCGATATTGTTTTAACTATAGGCAGTTTAAAAAAAGAAGTACGTCAGCAATATGTGAATTATATTGAGCATACAAACGAAACACAGAAACGACACGAAGACCAAGTAGAACGAGAAGAAGCAGCAGTGAACTTGTTACGCGAGATTACACCCGGCGAGTTATATTTTATTGATGAACCTTTGAATACGGAAAATGACCATGACAACAACCAAGAGTAAAACAAATAATCACTACATAGATAATAAGAAATTTTTACAGGCCTTGATTGATTACAAGGTGGAAGTTAAAGCCGCCGAACAAAATAGAGAGGAACGCCCACAGGTTCCAGAATATATTGGCGATTGTTTTATTAAAATTGCAAATCATCTAGCATATAAAAATAATTTTATCAACTATAGTTTTCGTGAAGATATGATTTTAGATGCCATCGAAAACTGTCTTACCTATATGGATAATTTTGATCCTGCTAAATCAAGCAATCCTTTTGCATACTTCACACAAATTACATATTATGCGTTTGTGCGTAGAATTCAAAAAGAAAAGAAACACCTTCATACCAAATATAGATACATTGCCTCACTAGATGTGGATAACATCATTCGGCAGGCACATGATGAAGGTACTCACACAAATGAATTTATTCGTTACTTACAAAAACAGGCGGATGCTGCTAATCAAGAATTGGCGACGGACAAAGAAATTAAAAAGATTACACGTAAACCTAAATACCTACAGGCATTAGATGATGTGGTGATTAATGAATCTGAATATATTGATGTCCCTGTGGTAGATGAGTATGATGAATAAGACTTGACAAACACCTAAATACCATGTATATTACTGTATAACTTTGTTATTGGAGGTGAGATGCGTATTCGTTATTCTGAAATTTTCTATTCGTTCCAAGGTGAAGCAAAATTGGCAGGGACGCCTGCTGTTTGGTTGCGCTTCTTTGGATGTAATTTAAATTGTAATGGTTTTGGACAACAGAATCCTACGGATCCATCCACATATCAACTACCATATGAAACATTTAATGTTGATGATGTAAAGGATGTGAATGAGCTTCCTGTATGGAAGTTTGGATGCGACTCATCATATTCTTGGTCGCAACGATTCAAGCATCTGGCCCACGATGCATCTCCAGCTGAAATTGCTGACCGCTTAATCGAAGCGAATAAAAGTGAACACAACCCGTTGGGATTGTTTATTCATCCTAAAACGGAACAGCCCATCATGCTATGTTTCACTGGCGGTGAACCCATGATGCAGCAGAAGGCGATGATAGAGATTCTGCGTGAGTTGAATAACAGAAATAATGCTCCTCTCATCGTCACGGTAGAAACTAATGCCACTCGGCCTTTATCAGATGATTTGAAAAATTTTATTACATGGGAATTTCCAGTCATGGCAACAGGAAATACCCAGTGGCATTGGTCAATGAGTCCTAAATTGTTCACAGTATCAGGTGAGGAAAATGCAGTCAATATAGAGAATATTTTTGAATACATTCTCACCCGAAGCTCATCTGTTTTAAAATTTGTATGCAATGGTACAGAAGAAAACTGGACAGAACTTGACACACAGGTGAATTGTATTAGATTACTGTGTGGGCGGCATACGCCTGAGATATGGGTGATGCCTGTCGGTGCCACTAAGGATGCACAAGAGGATCCTTATATTGGAGATTTATGTATCGAAGCAATGAATCGTGGTTATAAGGTTGCCACACGAAATCATTGTTATGTCTTTGGCAACGTCATCGGGAGATAATATGAAATCACAACATCGCTTTAACGCAACAGCTATTCGTAATGCTATGGGCAAGACCGATCCAGAGTTAGGATTGCAAGTGCATAAACATCTTGTTGCCCAGGGAGTAGAAACACCTTTCACGCAGACAGAAGAATATAATGATAAGAAAGTGAAGAAGATTGAAAAACACTTCACTGAAATTATGACAACCCTCGGCATGGATTTGACGGATGACAGTCTTATGGATAGTCCTAAGAGAGTTGCTAAA